TGTCGTAACCCATAGGGAGTGACTTTTAAACCTGATTTTTGCCATATATCGTCCATTTCAGTGAATGTATCAGATAGTGATTGGACGCTGATATTGTAGTAATTTTTTATGACTTCCATCGTGCCTTTCACCGCTTCGGTTCCGCTGGTTTTTAGCGCTTTGAATACTGCTGGCGCTTCAGCTTTCATTATGCCGACGAGTGCGGAATAGTCTTTACCCGCTTGAATGATGATGGGAGCCATGGTTTCCCATAGCGCGGATTGCTGTACGAGCTGTTTTTGTTTTTCTGAGAGATTATCAGTTTCCTGAAGAATCTTTTTTATCTCCGCATCTTGTTTGTTTATTTGCTGGGCACCAGTTGCTAAGCCAATTCCGGCGTTTGCACCTTGGGCCATTGCTGACCCGTAATCGGGTACCTGGCCCATGGCTCCGCCGGGTGTTGATGCTGGTGAGCCGAGTGCGAGGATCCTATTTAGACCAGCGGCTTCGAGGTCGTCCGCTGATCTTTGGAAGGCAGTATTGCTCATTCGTTCTTGGAATTCGCGGTTTAGCTTGGCCTGTTTTGCGCTGGCTTTTGCTGATTGTGAACTTCCGAAAAGTGAGCTTGCAGCGCCGATCCCGGCGCTGGCTAATGTTGCGACTGCTGGAGTAAGTGGCATTAGAAGTGATCTACCATGCCAGGTACTGAGTAAACCGGCATTGGTCGGGTGGCTTTAATCTGGTGCCACATATCGACAATGAGATCGGGTTCACTGGGCACAGCTACCACACGATCGATGGGCGGATTTTCCAGCAGGAAAGGGCCATCAAGTTCGGGCAGTTCAGTAAAGTCCTGCGCGAGGTGCCATACGTCGAGTGATTCGGGATGCTCCGAGCGGAACAAGCCTGTAACCCTACCGGGTTGATAACGGTATTCGGCGTAACGCTCCTGAAATCCCCATGTTGAATTGTTGATCTCAGAATCTTGTTGCCAGAATATTTCTTTGTTTTTAATTGCTTGCTCGCCGAGATGCGAGAGAGCCGGCCAGTAATAATCGTAGCGGGTTTTCCTGTCCCACATACGATCAAGGCCGTTTTGATAAGTGAGATCGGCGCGGCAGGATACCAGCCCGAACACAAAGCCGTGTTCTGTAAAGGAGTGATTGAAAGACGCTTTAACCAAGCCAGTGCCAACAGCCGCGAGATTTGCTTGTGGCGCGTTTTCTGTTTCTACGGTTGACGCTACTGGGTTGATGGTTATGCGGGATGATCCGCCGCCCAGGTATTCCGGACGTTGGAGTCTTGCGTCAGGTGATTGTACGTTGAAGTGGCTTAAGATGATTTCGATATAGCGGGTTCCGCCGCGTGCATCGCGTTCCAGTAGTTTCTGGATTTGGAATGCGGTCCGAATATCGTTGATTGTTGCAGCGGTTGCCTGCGTTAAATCGGCATTAGCAAATATATTAATTTGCTCATTTGCCGCTAATGCGTTTCCGGATTCGGTGGTGTATGCCACTTCGTTTGGATCGTTCGCATCGCGCCGCAATAATAGCGGGTCTTGACTGGTAACGCCTTTGAAAGCATAGGGCGGTTCCATTGCGACGATTGGAGCACTCGTTCCCAAGGGTAAGTAGACCGGGTCGCCTTTTTGTGGCCAAGGGAGTGCGCGGGTGAAATAGTCACCGCGTTTATGTCGAGTGGCGAGTATTCCGAGTCCGCCGAGGCTTTCTTCGTCGGGTCCATCGTCGGTTGGAATTACAGCGCTGGGGAATAGATTTTGGTTTCTGTACCATTCGTTCCAAATCAAGGCATAACCTCGAAACGGTAAGGCATTAACTCCCGTTTCTACTGGGTCGATGCTTTCGATCATTGGCAAGCCAAAATAGTCCTGCAAGGTTTGAGCCTGTGCAGGTAGATCGATATTGGCATTGTATTGCGGAATGGAAACTGTGGTTGGATCATCGTCTGGGTTTTTTCGTTCCCCCATAAAGAACTGCCAGTTATCCCAGACAAGCCTATTCGGAACGAAAAAGTAATGGATGTCCGCTGTGATGCTATCCATGATTGGCTTAATTGGCGTAGCCAGCCGCATGAATGCGGTTGTTTTTACGTTGAACGTGTCGCCAGGTAGTATTTCTTGCAGTAGACAAGGGACGATGTTTTTGGAATCCATTGTGCCTTTCCACGGGTGGGACATATCGAAGGACGAGCGGTCGACGTCAGCCGTTGGAAGGTCTGCAAATTTTGCTTGAGTTTGTGTTGCTACTGGTTGTTGCACTATGCGTTCGGACATTATTGTTGCTCCTCAGTTTCTTGTTCGAAGTACTCTAAGTACGTTTTCACTGTGATTATTGCTGTTGACGGTATTATGGTTTCTTTGCCGTCGAGAACGGCCACCAAGAGGACAAAGTCCTGATCGTATGGCGCCTCACCCTCTTTACGGAGATTTAAAATCTCGCGAATTGTGTCCCAGTTTCCAACGAAGGGTTCGCTGCGTTTTCCGTCACTGTGACTGATAAATTGAAACATGAATTTCTTTTGTTGTTTCTGTTCTTCAATGTTGGCTTTGGTTTCTTCCTGCATAACGTCATATTTAGTAGTCATATTTTTTCGCTCTTTAGTCTGTGTTTAGATTGTAGATATAGTGATTTTGATCTTAATTGTTTATCTGTGTAGGTTTTGATTTTTTCTTTGGCGTTCGCTTTTATGTGATCATAAAGTTCGACTCCTTCTAGCCAGTTTTTGTAGACGCCAGGTATCGGGAATTCCTGACCGTTGATTACCACTACTTCATTTCTTCTAAGGTTATCGTGATGCTCTTTAACCCAAGACATCCCGAGTGGTGGGCGTTTTGACATGATACTAAAAGTATCTGTGTCATTGAGTTTTTTGTTGACGTATCCCGCAACATACATTGCTGTGCCGAGTGTAAATTCGGATGCAGCGACAGAGCCGTGCTTCCATATTCCATCGAGGATTTTGTTGCCGTACAGCTTGCCGTCAATATCGTAAGCCCCGCCAAGGAAATCTTCGCCAAATAGAATTGCATGATAGTGAGGTCTGCGTGTTTTTTCGCCGTATTCCCCAGTGAGGAAATAACGGATGGGTTTGGACGAGTGGTGGCGGAGGCGTTTTATGAAGTTTTGCGGGTCTGTGCGGTTGATGTGTTCTGGTGCATCGGCATACGTGAGAGTTACAAAGCAGTTACGTTCGTTCATTTGTGCTTCGTGAGCCATGCGAATTGACCATTCGAGGCTCTTTTGTGCTGCGCATCCTGCGCATTTGCCGCAGCCGATGTAATAGTCCGGAGTGTCTTTTCGCATGCTGAATCTCAGCGGCCTTTTGCCATTTTCGTTTTCCGCTGTGCTTTGCCAAGCGGGTTTTGAATGCAGACAAGCCATTTTTGCCTCTTTGTTTTAGTCGTTGCCCCGTTTTATCCACTGGAGGGGCGGGCCAGCGACTGGGCCAGAAGGGACCCTGGATTAGAGTATGATTCCGCCGCGTGATGCTCGTTTGGGCATGTTCTTACGGTGTGGCTTTGATGATTTTTTGAAACTACGACCGGGTTTACCGGCTCGCTTGCGAGGTTTCATATGTTACTCCCTGACGGTTTGTTTTAGGGATAGTACCTATCCTGTTTTTGTGTGACAAGCGTTTTATTGGTTCGCTGTCACTAATTAGGAAAGCATCAAGGAGCTTTCCATGAAGCTAAAAATATCACGGATTTTATTAGCTGTATATACTGTATGTTCATACAGTGTGGTTGTGGCCTCTGTACGTAATTTTGAGGCATAAAGAAGGGGCCCGAGGGCCCCTATCGATGGGAGTGCTCTGCACCCATGTACTGATTTGGTTAATCAGGTGGTGTTGTTTTAGCCAACTGTGCTTCGAGTTGGGCTAAGCGTTTGGCGTTAGCCTCCGCGGTTTCTTCGTTTTCTTTGATCTTTGCGGCCTGATCGGCCTCGTGTTTGCGTTTGGCTTCAGCCAATTCTGCCTGAGCCTGTTTGCCTTTTTCTATGATTTCTGTGAGATCGCCCTGAAGTGCGGTGACGTCTGCGTATTCGCCAGGTGTTTGCGGTTCGGGCATTACGCCCGTTCGAGCAAAGCGGGCCACGATGTTGTTGATGTCAGTATCGTTACCCTGACTGTCGTCAGTTTGTTTTTGTTGATCGGCGAGGTCGACGACGACTCTTTGCCGTTCCCAAGGTTTTCTGATGATTGGTTGTGGTTGGTTCATGTTTTTAAACCTCCATGGGTTTATTGTGTTTGGTGGTATATAGATTTAAACCACCGTTATGTATTTGTTTTGTCAATGGTTGACTTTTGATTTTTTTGTGTTTGGTTCATTGTTTTGTACTTAGTTGTTTATTTTGTTTTTTGGTTATTGACTTATGTTTTTATTTTGGTCGTAACCCATAGGGAGTGACTTTTAAACCTGATTTTTGCCATATATCGTCCATTTCAGTGAATGTATCAGATA